AACACCTGTTTCTATTCCATTTAATGTGAATAGCTTTAATGTTTATAACTCAATCATTTTAGGATTAACTACATTCCCAGCAACAGGACCTTTACCTGATGGAATTTATTTCATGAAGTATTCAGTTGCTCCTGCTAATGTAAACTATGTAGAGAAAAACATTATGCGTACTGAACTTATCCAAGAGAAGTTTGACAATGCATTTATGAAGTTGGATATGATGGAATGTGATTCAGCAATTAGAACCCAAGCAAAAGTAGTTTTAAGTAGTATCAACTTTATGATTCAAGGCTCCATAGCAGCAGCTAATAACTGTGCAATTGATACAGCCAATAAATTATATACACAAGCGAACAGACAGTTGGATTATTTTATTGCAAACCAATGTGGTTGTACTGGAAACAACTATGTATTAAATTTCCCTTAATATGGCAAACTGTAGAGGATGTGGCATGAAGGTGGGCTGTGGCTGTCAATTAATTAATGGCCTATGTTCAGCATGCAACAACAAACTTAAAACTGCTACAAATAGAATAAAAGATGTTATCACCAAGATTAACAGATTGTGTAATTGATGCTAGCATCCCTGCTACATTAACACAAATTGATGAGAGATTAACATACTGGGCAAAGCTCCAGTATAATAATATTGTCTTCTCTGTGAATAATTATATTCCAGGGGAGGTAGTACAAGATTTATTAAATTACAAACAAATATTAACATACAGACTTTGTAACCCAACCTATGCTATGATATGTGGACTTCCCACTACATCACAGGTAGTGAGTAGAGTTAAAGTGTTAATTCATAAATAAATTAAACCATGTCTTGCGAAAGTTGCTATAATGGATGTGTTCAGACAGTGTCTGATGAATGTGTTAGATATACAGGTATAAACTATGCTGCATTAGGTGTTGAAACAGGAGACAATTTAGTTTCTGTTGAACAAGCTATAATGAATGCTCTAGTTCCTTTACTAACTGGTACAGGAGATGCAATTACTCTTAGTGCAGGAGATGTATGTGCATTAGTTACTGGCTATCTTACAGCAGGTTTAACTCATACATCTAGGGAATGGATTACAGCTCTTTCTAAAGGAGAGTGTAATTTACAAGCACAGATTGTAGCTATTAATAATACATTAGCTATACTTAATGCTGATTATTCAATTGGTTGTCTTACAGGAGTAACTGCTTCTTCTGACACTCATGATATTTTACAAGCTGTTATTACAAAGCTTTGTACAACAGTAGCTAGTCTTGCTGCTCTTACACTTGATGTAAATACAAACTATGTTAAGCTTTCAGATCTTGATGCTTTGATTGCAGCTTATTTAGCTAGTCAAGGTGGTGGTGGTTCGAACCAACAATATTTAAAAATGGTTCCATATGTAGCATATGAATACTATGGACCTTTAACTAACTTTGATGGTACAGGTGCAGGTATAAATGCTAATGGATTCTATAAAGTATATTTATGTAATGGTCTTAATGGTACTCCTGATAAAAGAGGACGTGTTACTGTTGGAGCTATTGCTAATGTACCTCCAGTAGGAGTTGGCTTAGATGCTGCTGTAAATCCAGCAAATCCAGGTAATCCAAACTATGCTGTATATAATACAGCAGGTGCAAATACTGTGGCTCTTATTACATCTCAAATTCCTTCTCACTCACATTCTGCTTCAGTGGTAGCATCTGGAAGTGTAGATAATCATACTCATATTATAATGGGAGGTGCAGGTCCTGGTTCAGGAAGTGTTCCTAATTCTACACAAGTTGCATCAAATGAAACTGGACAAGGTGGAAACTCTTCATATAAGATATTACCTGCAAATGTTCAAGTGCATAATTCTGGTATAACAAGTCCAAGTGGAGCAGGATCAGTAGCACTTAATATAGCTGTTACAAATGCTAATACAGGATCTGGTGAAGCACACTCAAATATTCAACCTGTCATAGCTGCATATTATATCATGTACATTCCTTAATCTTCTTAAACTAATTATAAAATGGCTTGCAATCCTGGAGATCCTTGTTACAACGCATACTATCATCCTAACGAAAACTGTAATGCACTTCCTTGTGCAACTACAGCAGATCTTGTTATATATAATGGACCCAATCTTCCTTACACAGGAATACAAACTGGCAACAACTTAGATTGTGCACTATCAAAAATAGATGATGCATTTGCTAATGGTGTTGTTGGTCTTAATGGAACTTCTGGTACCTCTGGCTCAAGTGGTCGTGCAGGAACTTCTGGAACCTCTGGTAGTTCAGGACAATCAGGTGCTGCTGGTACTAAAGGTACATCAGGCACTTCTGGTGCTGCTGGTGCTGCTGGTACATCTGGTTCTAGTGGTATATCTGGCACTAGTGGTTCTGCAGGAACGTCTGGTAGAGAAGGTTCTAATGGTACATCAGGTTCATCAGGAGCAAGTGGAACAGCAGGTGCAACTGGATCATCAGGTACATCTGCTAGTTCTGGTCTTTCTGGAACATCTGGAAGTTCTGCAACATCAGGCACCACTGGAACTGATGGTTCTTCAGGTACTTCAGGAAGAGATGCAACCTCTGGAACATCTGCAACATCAGGAACAGCTGGTTCAAATGGAACGTCTGCTACTGCTGGAACAAATGGATCTTCTGGTACATCAGGAACAGCAGCAACTTCAGGAACTTCAGGAACAAATGGATCATCTGGAACTGCTGGTTTAAATGGAGATAGATATTTATCAACTTCTAGTACATCTTTATTAATAGGAACTAGTGCTAAGAGTTTTACTACTGGTACAGGATTAGCATATAGTGTAGCTCAGACAGTTTTATTATCATATAATAGCTCCAATACAATGCAAGGTTCTGTTACTAGCTATGATAGTTTAACAGGAGCTATGGTTGTTAATGTATCAACAGTTACAGGTTCAGGAACATATGCAGCTTGGACTGTAAACTTATATGGTGCTGCTGGTGGTAATGGTACTTCAGGCACTACTGGTACCTCTGGAACTACTGGTACCTCTGGTACAGTTGGAACTTCAGGTACCAATGGAACAAATGGTTCAAGTGGAACTTCAGCATCATCAGGCACACATGGAACAAATGGTTCTTCTGGAACCTCTGCAAGTTCAGGAACACATGGAACAAGTGGTAGTTCAGCAACAGCAGGTACATCAGCTACAGCTGGAACTAGTACAGGTACAGCTGGAACTTCTGGTGCAAATGGTGCAACAGGTCCAACTGGTCCAACAGGAACTACAGGACCTACTGGTCCTCAAGGTACTGCAGGTCCAACAGGACCTACAGGTCCAACAGGACCTCAGGGATTAAAAGGTGATACTGGTTCTACAGGACCTACTGGACCACAAGGTCCATCAGGTGGAACTGGACCAACTGGTCCAACTGGACCTACTGGCCCTCCAGGACCTGGTAATGTTAGTGGTACAACAACATATCTTGCTAAGTTTACTGGTCCTACAAGTCTTGGAGATTCTGGTATGTATGATGATGGAACAAACCTTGCAACTGGTCGTGTAATATATTCTTCTACTGATATTAAATCTGGACAATGGTTCACTTGTCCAGTTGTAAACTATGGTATACAAAATACAGCTACAGGTGCACAATGGTATGCAAGTGGTGGTGACTGGGTTAGTAATAAGAATCTTGTTGCCCCAGGTTTTTATCAAAGCTCTGACTTAAGACTTAAAACTGTTATCACTGCTGTACCTTCTAATGATATAGAAACTGTAATGTTCATATGGAATAATACAGATATAGATACTAAACAACATTGGGGATATGTAGCACAGCAAGTGCAAAGACATTTACCAGATGCTATAAGTGAAGATGATAGAGGATTCTTAAGAGTAGACTATGATCAAGTACATAGTTGGAAGATTGCACAATTAGAAAAGCGTATTGCAGAATTAGAATCTAAATTGAATAAGTAATGAAGTCTAATGGATACTTAGTAACATATGATGATCTAACAACAATGCTGACTCCAGTAACAGGACTGACTGCTCCTACTGGAAATCAAATTGCTACTAAATCATTTATTGATACATACTATCGTGTGGATACTACATCAAGTCCTTACTCTTCATATAATACATTTAGATGTCCACCATATGAAACTATACATCCTCAAACTGCTCCTTATTTAGCATGTTATAATATTACAACTATTGACAGTACTGAATATAACTGTCAAGGTAACTATGCTAATCAATATCAAGTTTGGAAAATATCATTAGTAGATCAAAATGGAAATGCATATGTTGCAGATCAAAATTATTACTTCAATATTGCATATGATTATTATTGGCAAAGTGATGTGTATCCATATCAAGAATCATATATTGCTGTTACTACATTAGCTGTATTACAAGGTCAGTGGCAAGGATTTGCTTCATTTACTGTATATGCTATAGAAACATGTCCTTATTCTAGTTTATGTGATGGTTCTTGTTACACTACTAGTACTAACATGAATCTTGTATCTGATACAACAGGTGTACCTGGAAACTGTTCATTACCACCAAACCCACCATCAACTACAACAACTACCACTAGTGCATATATTCCTGTAACAGGATTAACCTGGACTACTACATCTAATACAACTGGTGTGGCTCGTTGTCAACCTTCAGGATGGACTATATCAAATCAAAATTTAAGAATTAGATATGATTGTGCAGATTCTCAGAATTGTGGAGGAACTTGTGATATAACACAAACAGGAACAGCAACTGCAACAATTACAGTGGGTGGAGTAAATACATACTTAGGTTTAGATTTTGTTGGAATAGGAGAATTACAAGCATCAAACTATGAAAAGATAAAGTTTATATTAAATGGTGGAACATATTCAAATGTAGAGTTAGCAAATGCACATGCTGCTGGTGGTAATAAAGGATGTAAAATGGGACCTGTTGTAAAACAATATTTAGTACAACCTCCATATTTATTAAAAGCTAATACTGTATATACCTTTACAATAGACTTTACAACTAATGATCCTTTATATCAAGTAGGAGCATACTATGAAGTAAATTTAAAATTCACATAAACCAATATGACAGTAACAATAACTCTTACCTTAGCAGGATCAGATACAGGTCCATTTAATCTATACTCAAATGTAGATGGGTACACCACTGCAATAGTAACTGGAGTAGATAGAAATACATTAACAAGTGGATATAATATAACTGCTCCTGATGGAACTACAGAAATCTTAGTAAGATCTACAGGAGTTTGTCACAGAGATCTTTATCTAGCTGTAGCAGGTGCCCCAGTTACAACCACTACAACTACTAGTTCAACAAGTAGTACAAGTACAACATCTACATCTACAACTCTTAATCCAGATGCATATTATTTAGCTCAAATAGGAAGATATGCTAAAACTGATGATGGATGTCCTTTAAATGTAGTGCTAAGAATATTCTTAGATGCTTCTGATTATGCATTATTTGTAGCCAATGGTTACTCATTTGCAGGACTTGGAGGAGGTGCTCCTACAACTTGTACAGCAATTGCTAGAAATGTTATAGGAACTCCTATTAGTGCTCTATTATTTGACCAAGAAAACATATCATGGAAACTTACATCTGGCAACTTTAATTACTATGAGTTCCAGTGTTAACATAATATAAAAACCTCTGCTTGTTGGTTTGCAGAAGGTCTCCCCTAGGGTTTCTACCCTGGGGGTTTTTGTTTAAATTCTAACTAAAAAAGTTATTCTATATAACCAAAATTGTTAAGTTATTTTTGGGAATTTCAGAAATAGTTCATACCTTTACATTAATTTTTAATTAAAATAAACTACATATGCCTGAAAATCAAGCATTACTAAACCAGCTAGAAGAAATCCTACATTGGAAAAAGAGTAAAAAATTCTACGCTGACAAGCTTGGAATTGCAGAATCAGATGTTGATGAGTTATTGAAAGAGTTAAGAACTAGAGAAAGTATTGTAGAGGAAGCAGAAATGGGTAACTACATTTCTGAGCTAGAGGATACAATATTAAAATTTGAAGAGGATATAACCAAAGGAACAGGAGAGGTTATCTTCAATACAAAAGATGAAATCAAGAGTCTTGATGAGCTCATAGTAAAGTGTAAGATTGACACAGACAAATGGGAAATTACCAAATACGTACAGAACTATTGGGGAAATGGTGAAACACCACATTGGCAAGTCAAAGCATGGTTAGGTAAGAAGTCTACAGAGCAAGTTTTTCAAGATGCATTTGTAGACTTTTTAAGTTCATATAACCCTGTAAGTCAAGAAGTTATGAGTCCTAAGGTTGACTTTGGCAAACCAAATGGTATGCTAGTCATCAACAAACAAGACTCTCACTTAAACAAATATGACATAGATGGTAACAATGATGTGGTTAATAGATTGGCCCATATTATGTACAAGGTAGAGTTAATAGCTAACCAAGCTCAGCTTTCCAATAACTTAGACAAAATTACATATATCATTGGATCTGATGAGTTCAATAGTGAATACACTGGTATGACTACAAAAGGAACTCCTCAAACAAATACCCATACATATCATACTTCTTTTGAATATATCTGTGGACATGAGGTGTTAATGATTACAATGTTATTACAATATGGAAAGGAAGTGAAGGTAGTATATGTAGCAGGTAATCATGATGAGTTTGTAGGATGGCATATGGTTAATTGGTTACAAACCTACTTTAGGAACACAGAGAGATTGACATTTGATTGTTCTCCTAAGTATAGAAAGTATATAAGCTATGGTCAATCAGCATTGATGTTTAATCATGGAGATGCTATTAAACCTGCCAAGTTAGCAGCACTCTTCCCAATGGAATACAGAGAAGAATGGTCTTATCATGATAAGTTCTATATATTCACAGGAGACAAACATCATGAAGTGAGTCATGATTTTAATGGCATTAAGTTTTACCAGATCCCAGCATTCTCAAATGCTAAGAGTCTATGGGATGACAAGAATGGTCACACGATGTCTAAAGCAGAAGTTACAGGATTCTTAATAGATGAAGATGAAGGAATAACAAATATATTCAAACAGTATTTATAATGGCTACATTACGTAAAATGGTTTCAGATGTGCGTGCAATGCATAAACTATTATCAACAGACAACTTGATAACAGATAGAGTTGTTGCGTCTGAGATTAAGAACAATACATTTTTATTAATAAAAAGAGAGACAAACCTTAGAAAGCTTTGGGCTACTGATACAGTATTCCAAACACTTCCTTGTTTAGAAATGATAGAGGTTCCCATCTCTGATTGTTGTGAATATGTAGATCCTTGTAATGTAGCAAGAAGCAGATTTAAACTTCCTCGTATCAGTGAGGGAGATTACCAATATCTTATCCAAGGTGTTTATTCTATCAACGCTATGGGTGGACAAGGAAGAAGATTTAAAGAGATCACAATTAACAGATATTTAAATTTATTAAAGCTACCTATCATTAAGAAAGAGCAGTACTACTGGATAGCAAATGGTGGATATTTATATGTAAATAATCCTAGTTTGCAATCAGTAAGAATTGCTGCATTCTTTGAAGAAGATATTCCTAATGATATACTATATCCATCAGATTGTGCATGTGGACCTACTCCTCCAGTAAGTGATGAAGATTACTGTATGAATCCATTAGATAAGGAGTTTGGATGTCCTGGTTACTTAGAGAAGCAAGTTCTTGAACTAACATCTCAAAAACTATTATCTACTTACTTTAGCATTAAGACTGACATGACATTTGAAGGTATAGATGGTCAAGCTCCTAATGCTAAACCAACTAGTTAATGCGAACAAAGATAGACTGGAGAAGCTCTAGTAAAGAAAACTACAATAACTTCTGCAAAAAAAATCCCACCATAAAAATTACATTTGATGCGTGGAGAAACATTATATATCAATATAATGATCATTTCAAAAACTACATTCTAGAAACAGGAGAGAAAGCAAGACTTCCATTTGGCTTTGGTGAATTCTCTATCAATAAAAAGAAGAGAAAGAAAATGAAGACAGTGGATGGCAAAGAGATGGTTAACCTACCAGTTGATTGGAAACGAAGTAAAGAAAAAGGAAAGATCATCTACAACTTTAACTACCATACAGAAGGATACTTCTTTGGTTGGATGTGGTTTAAAGAATCTGCTAGGCTTAGAAACATAAACCTTTGGTATTTCAAACCTTCTCGTACCACTTCTAGACTGCTATCACATTACATAAAAACAGATGATAAATACCAGCACCTTTACAGGGAATGGAAAAAATAAAAGACTATGGCATACTATTACAGATACAACTTTGTCTCTCCTGAGCCAATCTACTCTATTGTTAAAGAAGAGTTAAAATCTTATTTTGACACAGGAGCTGTTGATGATTTGATGTTCCCCACTTACTTAGACAAATGTCTACAAAAGATGGGTAGATCTAGTTATGTCATTGCTGAACAAACATTAGATATTTCTGGATATGAAGCTAGACTTCCTGACAACTTCTTTGCTGTTAGAGAAGCTTGGATGTGTACAGAGATTCCTCAACGTCCATACCAAACACCAAACTCATTCTATGCTCAGGCTGCTTCACAAACAACTATACAAGTTAGTCCTGTAATAAGTAACACAGTACCATGTACTAATCCACAATGTACAACAGGATGTCCAAGTTGTATGCCTGATATTATCCAAGCTGTATATAAGACCAATCAACAAATAGCTAGAGGAATAAGAAAAGAGTATTTATTAAAACCAGGTAATATATCTTGTCAAGGCAAATGTGACGTGAGTTATACAGATGCTTGGCAGTTCTATACAAATGTACCTCCTGTACATGAGTTCACTCCAGGAAGTGCTAGTTATGATAGCTTTGATATTAGAGACAATAAGTTTGTTACCAACTTCCAATGTGGTATAGTTCATATGATATTCTATGCTACAGACTATGATGCTACAGGTAATCAATTGATTCCTGATAACTATCGTGTAAGAGAATATATAGAAGCCTTCCTTAAATATAAAGTTTTTGAAACATTATCTAATCAACTTAATGATGAGACATTCAATCAAATCCAACAAAAGTTAGTTTACTACAAACAATTATCAGAAGAAGCCTTTATCATGGCATACACTGAAATTAAGAAACAAGATGCATGGACAAAGCAAAGAAGAGTAAGAAATGACTTACAACGTTTTGCACAATATGAATTACCAAATAGAAGCTCAAGATATGGATATGGATGGAACAGCTAACCAAGGAACATCTAACGTAAAACAAGAATATAATCTTGGCAGAGTTGGATTAGATATGGACTCTTCTGTAAATCAAATACAGAAAGGTAAGCTTTCTTATGCCCTTAATGGAGCATTAGAGAACTTTGACTCTAATTCTATAAGTTACCAGAATGAGCCATCAAATGAGTTTTGTTTAAACTTCCCTTCAGGTTACCATGTAATTGGTAACCATTTCATCCAAGAGAAAAATAAACATATATTCTTCTTAACTAATCCTGATACAGGAGATAGTGAAATTGGATATATGAATAATAATGATTGTATATATCACACATTGTGTAGTAAAACAATTACAGGAGAAACAGTATGTGCCAACTCTAAATGTTTAAACTTTGATATAAACTATCCTATTCATAAAGCTGTACACAAGATTACAAACTGTTCTACAGAAATTTACTGGACTGATGGATTGAATCCAAGAAGATACATTAATATAGAGCAAGTTCCATATATTACAACATATGTAGGAAATCAAAACTGTGATCCAATTGTTACTCCTGTGCTTGATTGTAATAAGTTAAAAGTACAACCTAACTTCTCTATTCCCAATATAGATATTACTGGCACACCTGTAGGTGGAGATTTAGTGGCTGGTACATACCAGTTTGCTATTCAATATTGTAATGCTTCAGGAGATGGATACACATCTTACTATTCTGTTACTAATCCTACATCTATTGCAAACACAGATATCACTACACCTGACTTCAACTATCGTGTTGGAAAGTCTATTGCATTAAGCATTGGTGATATAGATATTACAGGATACTTCCAATACTTTAACTTGGCTGTTATTAAAACTATTAATAGTGGCACAAGTGTAGAACTTGTAGGAACATATAAGATTCAAGATAAAGTAACAACAGTTACTTATACAGGTCAAAATGTAACTCAGATTCCTTTAGCTCTTGGTGATATACTAGAAAAGTTCCCTTACTATGACATTGCACAAGATGTTACAAATGTGCAAGATTATATTGTTTGGGATAATCTTACTTCTGTTGATAGAATTAACTATCAATCAATTGCTAGTAATATTACATTACAATGGGAAACATATAAGTTACCAGCAGGTAATAATTACTCTAATGCTTTTTATACTTCAAATCTTAGAGGTTATTTAAGAGATGAGGTTTATGCTTTTGAGATAGTGTTTCTATTAGACAATGGTAAACAAACTGATGGATTTCATATTCCTGGTAGAGTTAAGAATGCTCAAGAGATAGCCCAACCAGATGTGAC